AACAGTCTAAAGGAAACCATAACAGGAGGAAATTATGGCAGAATTAACAGTCAAAGAGGTAAGTAAAACAGGCCTTAACCCTAACGATCCGGTTTATGTATCGTGTGCAGGGGGTGGAGATGAGGCAGTGAATGAAGATTATACCTTTCTCCATGTGGTTAATGGCCATTCTGGAGCCTGGGCAGTCACCGTCAATTCCGTCAAGGCTTGTGATCAGGGGTTCGATCATGATGTTGAAGTATCAGTTCCAGCGGGTGAGGAAAGAATGATTGGACCTTTCGATAGGGGAAGGTTCAATGATGCAGCCGGGAAAATCCAGATCACCTATGATGGTGTGACAGCTCTGACAATCGCTGCTATTAAGGTGTCGTCATGAAAGATTACATACTTAATTTAGACAGACCGCGAGAACTTAGGTTTGGATTTAAGTCTCATCGTATGATTAACCAGAAATTTGGCAACCGCCCCCTTGAATCTTTAATGGATAATCTTAAAATGGAGGAGCTGCCAGCAATGGTTTGGGCCGGGTTGAAATGGGATGACAAACAGTTAACTGTTGAAAATGTTGAAGATTTGCTAGATGCAGCAATCCCGAAAAAGTACACAATTCTTGAAATTATTGAAATAGCCTTAGAGGCGTTTGGAAAACATCTAGGAAGGATTGACTTAAAAAAAGTGGCAGCCAGCGACCAGGACAAAAAGAAACCGGAAAAGAAGAAAGTAACGGAAACGATCCCCTCTACGAAAAAGCAAAAAAAATAGCCTTGAGTATCGGGATCTCTCATAGAGAGCTGGATGAGTTGACCCTTGTCGAATTAAACGAACGGATCGCTGGCTATAACGAGCGGGAGAATGAATATTGGCGGAGACAGGCTCGGCTGAATGCCTATCTTCTAAGTGCATTAGTTCGCAAGAGAATAAAGGCCAGAGATATTATGCCCGAGGTTTTCGATCCGTTGCCTATCTATACACCAGAAAAAAGGCAGAAAGAGCTTGATGAGATAAAAAAAGAGGTTGGATTGAATTAGAGGAAATCTATGACAACGGTAAAATCACTTCTAGTTAAATTCGGAACCGATACGGCAGCCTTGGAGGCCGGATTTAAGAAGGCAGACAAGTTTGTCGATAAGCATTCCGCTAAGTTTAAAAAAGCCGGTAGGGCCATGACCATTGCGGGCGGAGCAATCATTGGAATAATGACAGGTGTTGTAAAAGCATATGCTGGTTTTGACCATAAACTGAATGAATCCCTGGCAATCATGGGCGATGTCTCGGATGATATGAGAAAGAAGATGGGGGATGCTGCCAAGGAGATGTCAGAAAAATCCACATACGCAGCTAAAGATTTAGCGCAGGCATATTTCTATTTGGCATCTGCCGGGATGAATGCCGAACAGTCGATTGCCGCATTGCCGATTGTTACTAAATTTGCACAGGCAGGAACGTTCAATCTAGCTGATGCCACAGATTTATTGACCGATGCGCAGACAGCATTGGGATTATCCTCTAAAGATGTCAAGGAAAACCAGGAAAATCTTGTTCGCCTTTCTGATGTTTTAGTGGGGGCAAACACATTGGCTAATGCCTCTGTTCGACAATTTTCTGAAGCCCTGACAAATAAAGCCGCCGCAGCCCTTGCAAATGTTAACAAGGAAGTAGAAGAGGGCGTTGCTGTTTTAGCTGCTTATGCAGACAAGGGCGTAAAAGGAACCTTAGCCGGACAGCGATTAACGATGATGTTTAATGGTCTTTTCCAAGCGACGCAACTAAATAAAAAAGCATGGGATGATTTTGGTGTGTCACTTTGGGATGCAAATGAACAGATGAGGCCGATTGCTGATATAATAGGTGACCTAGAGGAAAAATTCAAAGATCTGACCCCCAAACAGAAACAAGCCACTCTTGCTACCTTGGGCTTTAATCTAAAGACAAAAGATTCTATTTTAACTCTGATGGGTTCGTCTAAGAAGATCCGTCAATGGACAAAGGATTTAAAGAATGCCGGGGGGACTACGGAGAGAGTCGCACAGAATCAATTGAAGTCACTTACAAATCAACTGAAGCTCGCAAGGAATAAGATCGTAAATACAGCGATTGCACTTGGTGAACAATTAGCCCCAATGGTTATTGAGATTGCGGGGAAGATTTCAGAGACAGTGAAAAAGATCCAGGCATGGATAAAAGAACACCCCCAGTTAACAAAAGGAATAGCCCTAACGGCGGTAAAAGTCGGCGCTCTATTAGTTGTTTTAGGACCAATCGCCATGATGCTACCGGGCCTTGTAACCGGATTTACACTACTCGGGGGAGCTTTTACAGCAATGACCGGACCCGTTGGGCTTATAGCCATTGCTCTTGCAGGGATTGTATTAATTGTAAAAGATATGATCCAGGGTCTAAAAGATGCAAAGCAAGCGATGATAAATTTCGGTAATGAAGCAACGGTCTTTGGTGACGCTGCCGAGAATTTCAAAAAGCTCTGGATTGCAGTCCGGGAAGATGGCGGGGAAACACTAAAACAGTTTGATGAATTAATGAAGCGGTTTGGTGGGAATTGGGAACACATCATGAAACAGATTATTCATGATCCCAGCCTAGCCAATCTTAAAGCTATATTATTAGATGTTGCAAGCGGAGTCCGGGAAGTAGACACATCGGCGAAAGATTTAAAAATTACTCTTCCCAAGGGCTTGGGGGCAGGAAAGAAACCGGGTGAAGAAACAATTGAGGTAATAAAGAAAATAGTTGAGGTACTGGAAACAGACCTTCATCCGGCCTTACAAAGATTGGGTCCAATTACACAGCAGGCCGTACTTGCTATGGCATTAGGAACGGGACTGATAAAAGAAAATATTATGAATCTTTCGGCTATCTTTCCCGAAGAGCTTGAACCGTCGGCGATAAATACTTTTGATGTTATTGCAAATGCACAATCGGCTTTAAGGGAAAGACTTTTTGAAGGGAATGAAGAAATAAAACAAAACTGGAAAGATACTTTTACTGATATTGCAAATTGCGCCTATGCAGTTATAAATGGACTTGATACTGCATTTGCTCAAGCCTACGAAAACCAGATGATCCGGATTGACAATGAGGAAAAAAGGACGCTTGAATCCCTGGATAATAAATATGATGCAACCATAGAGGCGAATAAAGCTGCTGTAGAAGCCGAAGAAGAAAAGACAAAGGAAGTATTTGCGCTTCTGGAAACAGATTATAAGAAGAAAAAACAATATATCAAGGACAATGTAAAGGATGAAGAAAAAAAGAATGCAATGCTTTGGGATCTAGAAGAGTGGTATCAGAACAAACTAGATCAGACAAGAACAGAAAGGGAGCAGGCCGAACAGGAAACCGCTGATGCCTTAGAGGATATTGAAGAGGCAAAAAATGAAGCCCTGAGAATTGCCAGCGAAGACCTAGAAGAAAAGAGGGCAGATGCTAGGAGGAAGGCTGCTAAGCAGGAAAAGGCGGTTGCTTTATTGGCCGCTATTGTCAATACGGCTGTAGGAGTAACAAAGGCTCTTTCCTCGACGATCCCGCCTTTTAACATCATACTGGCAGCAATTACGGCGACTGCGGGAGCTGTCCAAATTGCTCTAATCAAATCTAAGCCTCTTCCACTCAAAGAGGGGGGAATTGTAACACAACGCACGGTTGCTGAAATCGGGGAGGCCGGGCCGGAACTTGTCCTACCTCTCAATAAATTACAACCAGCCCTGGCCGGGGGACTTGGCGAATTCAAGCAGTACAATTATTTCTACGGCGATATAAACAATGCCGGGGATATAGACGAAATCTCGCATAGGCTTGCAGAAAAAACCCGACGTGCGCTTGAACGAGGGGGATCATGAGTATCGAGAAAATCAAACTGATTGACAGTATAGGCCAGGAATACACTCTTCCTAAAACATTCGAGCTGCGTAGTGACCCCTCTGCTAGGAGAAGCAAGCTCTTGGATTTGGCTTTCACACACGGAGCAAAAGATATTTCAGATTCTATGTTCGCGCCTAAATTTATTGAAATCTCAGGGAAGATTTGGGCGGATGGCGATACCGAATATAATACAAAATGGGATGCCCTGGCCGAACATCTTATCAAGGAAGATATCCGGATACAAAATAAAGGCCGTCAGATTTACCTCAAAAAGATTGTGGGAATATCCCATGACTATCCCTCAAAACTTCCTTACAATTATGGAGAAGTTTCTATAACCTTCCTTGCTGCTGATCCATTCTGGTATTCAGCCAGCGCACAGGAAAAAAATATTGAAATAACCAGCTCACCTAAGCTATTCGAATTCGATATTGGCGGTAAAATGGAGACGTGGCCTATTATAACGATTGATAACAATGCAGATAATTTCAATTTTACGCTCATAAACAAAACCGATTCAGACCGGACTTTCCAAATTATCGATACGGGAGCGGGATCTGGAACAACTATTGTCATTGACTGCAAACTAGGGACTGTGCTCAGAGGATCAACAAATATAATAGCGACTTTTACAGGGCTTTTCCTCAGGCTTCTAGGCGGTAGGACGAATGAGTTTTCTTATACGGGTGCGAATTGCGATATTACTCTACAATATTTTGAAAGTTGGTTGTAAGCAATGGCTAGGCTGCGAGAAAAGCGACGTCTCAGAGGACTGAGATTCCTTGGTATTACACTCGGGATTCCAGACATTCCATATATCCCCTCGGAACCTGGGGCACTTCGGGGATTCAAACTTAAATTCTACGATCTCTCTGATGTGAAAATCGGAGAGTTAGGATCTGACGTAAAGACCGGGATTATCTCAAATGTAAACTTTGAATTGATGGGTCTTGGATGTGCATCTTTTTCTTTCGTCTGTGATTCTGAGCCTGACTTTAGCATCTCATATAGGACCCGGGTTGATATCCATCCTTATTTTGATACGACTCCCTGGTTTACAGGATTCATTCAGACTTTACCAAAGGCGGGGAAAAAAAAGCCTTATGAATATTCAGGGTTTGGATTTTTTGAGCAGTTGGATTGGGTGACAGTTACCGAAAGTTATGGAGCGCAGGACATCCAGGATATTGTAAAAGATATTATAGAAAATACCGTTGCTCCGAATACTCAAATAATTTACAACGCAGCAAAGATTGAGAATACAGGTTATACTATGGACAGCATTGATTTTTATCTTACCCCTGCAAAAGAAGCTATCCAAAGTTTAGCTGATATGGCATCAGGTTTTGAGTTCGGGGTTGATGATTCCAGAGAGTTCTATTTCAGGGCAGTCGATTCTGATGTCTATCATTCATTCTGGACAGGTAAACATTTCCAGGATATAGATATCGAAGAAAATCCATATACGGTAAGAAACCGGCTGTATATCAAAGTCGGCCTGATCCAGGGTGAGGGCTATGGTTACATAACGGAGGGATCAAATTGTATCGGCTATGAAGAAGACGCGGCCTCAATTGCTGCCTATGGCCTGCGGGAATCAGTGATCACAGCACCGGATGTACTAGACATTGACGATGCCCGCGAATGGGCAAAACAAATCCTTTCCAAAATGAAAGACCCTGAAATAAAAGCGAGAATAAAAAATGTGATATTCGATGAGACGCGGGCAAAAATCGAGGCAAAAGGAAAGGCTAGAATAACCACATATGACAATACAGAATATACACTTTCTATAAAACGAATAGGATACTCAATTTCTGCCGGTGGGATAACAGGGGAGATTGAACTGGAATAGAAATGTCAGGAATAGAAAGACAATTCAGGGAGCTAGTAAAAGAAGTTGGAGAAGAGCGGAGATTAGGTGACAAAAGAGCAAAACAACTTTATCTCCATGAGGGAGGCTGGATAAATGTAAAAGAAAAAGGAGCAGTAGGAGATGATGTAACAGATGATACAGCAGCAATTTTGGCTGCCTGGATTGAAGCCTATGAAAAAAGACTCGCATTATATGTACCATCGGGGAAATACAAAATAACCTCTGGCCTCTTGCTGGATAATGACGCCCAGGATGATCTCAACATGAACTTTCCTTCTATTATCGGAGATGGTGCAGTAGGGATTCGAGATGATGACAATGGAACCATTCTCCATTTTACGGCCGGTTCTGGAAGCTGTCTCAAAATTGATGGTTACAAAGCCAGTCCATTGGTACATTTTTATGGTGGGGTATTACGGGATTTCTCGATCATACATGATGGAGCCTATGATGCCGGCACCGTTGGCCTAGATCTTTATGGGTGTGTAGATTATAGAATATTCAATGTTTCGGCAATGGGATTTGAAACGGGGATTAAAAATGAATACGGCTGGTCATGGGATTGGTATGGAGTGACGGCCACACATAATAAGATCGGCGTACTCCTTGCTAACAATAGCAATGCTTGTGGGATACATGGAATTCAGGCGCATCAAAATGATAAAGCTGGAGTAAAAATTACCGGAGGGTCCAACATTAAAATTGAAAGAGGGACAGTAGAGGGGCAAGATTGGGGTGTTGTAATATTTTCGGATGGTACAAGTCCTAGTCCAAACTCAATAAAATTGGCTGATCTTTATGTGGAAAATAACGATAACGGCGCGGTTCTAGTTGGCGAGAACGAGGATGGAAATCCATCGCCATCAACTATAAGAACGGTAGAAATAGACAATCTTTCCTTTTCAAAAACCGCTCCTGTTACGCCATCAATATTTCTTCGGGAATGTAAAAATATCTTACTGTCTAATATTAATTGTGGATATGAAGAGTGGCTAGATATCGGAGATAATGTTGAGAATGTCAGGACTTCTAATTGTAATTATTTCACTAGCGAATGGTTGTCTAGCATTGATTCAATTGAAAATCAAATAGGTTTAAAGACTCCATTTAATCTTCTTGCGAATTGTCACACAAAATTCCCAATCGTCCCTTTTTATTCTGCATTTGGCCGGACCATAACATATGATGTTGTAGATTATGATGACCAAGTTTTTAAGATGCCTGTTAATAATGGAGATTCAGCAGAGCTGTATAGAATGAGAATTAAAACCGACGAACGCATAGAAGGAAAAAATCTTCATTTCTCTGCTTTTTGCAAGGCTGAT